GGTAGAGGTAAAAGAGGCGGTGGAATGTCCCCATTAGGGTATGATGCTTACCCTGGAGGGGGTAGTGCGGGTAACTGGTCGGCATCTGTTGGGGGTAATCCTGTTGCCGCAGCTGCGGGTGGTTACCAATCTCTCCTTGGAAAGATTGCTGATGAATCAGGTGGGGCAGGTGCAAATCCTGCTTTAGCTAGACAAATGCTTGCCGGTTATGCCATGAAGGGAGGACAAAGCGGTGGTGGTTCTCGTCGCCATAAGCGTGGTAAAAGAATGCGTAAAAGTCGGTCACGGTCACAGGCACAGGCACAGGCACAGGGACAGGGACAGGCGCAAGGACAAGCGCAAGGACAGGCGCAAGGACAGGCGCAATCAGGTGGTATGTTTGCAACATTTGGAGCTCTATTGAAGGAAGCGCTTGTTCCCCTTGGTTTGTTAGCTGCACAACAAGCATATGGAAAGAGTTACGGAAAAAAACATAGAACTAGAAAGAATAGGAAATAGACATTATGTATATTTCTACTGTATCCTACTTTACATATATATGTAAAATAATGTATAAAATAGTTTAGATATTATTTGTAATAATATAATAGATATTTATATTATTATAAATGAACAAGCCTCCTGTCGCGAATACAAGCACGAATCATTTAGACAAAACGATTCAAACCTGGGTTGAGTTAGATAACGATCTTAAGAAGTTAAACGAAAAGGTAAAGGAAATAAGAACGCGAAAAAATGATTTAGAAGATAAAATAATGACACATGTTGAAGATAATGGTATGAATAACAGTGTTGTAAATATAGCCGATGGAAAGATTAAATTTTGCGAGGTAAAACAGACATCGCCACTTACTTTGGGATTTTTAGAGAAGTGTTTAAGCGAAGTCATTGCAAACCAAAGCCAAGTAAAACAAATTGTAGACTATATTAAAAGTAAACGCGAAACGAAAATAGTTCCGGAAATTAAAAGATATTATAACTAACCAATGATATCACTATTCACAATTCACCGTTCACTATTAAATATGATAAAGAATTAGTTAAAAATGTTTTAACTAATTTATATTCATAATATAGGTAGTATATTATGAATAGTTGTCAATCAGGAGGAGCAGGAGATAAAAACAATGACTTGAAAATATTTCCTTTGCGTAACGAAGACCTTGTTTTTAGTAAAAATAGTGATGGAATATTAAGCTGTGGATATAAAGTAAGTAATGCTCTTCTAAATGCTACGCTTAGTATGCCTATGGTTGGTGGTGATAAACATGCAAAAAAAGATAATACCAAACATAAAGCAAAAACAAATGAAAACGAGATAAAGAGTGCAAAATTAATGGAAGATTTGGTTATTCCGTCAAGTTTATACTACGGTAAGCCGGTTAGCAGCAATAAAGTATTCAACTATAAAAAAGGTAAAAGAGATAAAAGAGATAAAAAAGATAAGGATAAAAAGGGTAGAGACTCGTCTAGCGATAATGAAAGCGACGATGATGTTATTGAAGAATCAATATATGATAAATTGTTATCTTTAGTCAGCTTAGACAATAAAATAAAATATAATAAAAAAACAAGAAAAAATACAGACAATCGCAGTAAAGCGAAAATAAGCAAAGACACACAAGAAGAAAAAACAAAAGAAAATAAAAAAATTAAAAATAAAAAAACTAAAAAGGTGACATTTAATGTGTAGTGTAATAAACTTTTCAACATTTTAGCCAGTCTTTTGTAAGTGTAATATTTACACTTTCCAATGCCCCCTCTACCCAACCTTGGTGAATGCTAATTACCTCTCCTACGATAATAATATTCTTATCGGGATGCTGTGCCGTTTTTATATATTCTTGTCTATTTTTAAAGTTGGAAGGAAGAGGAGTATAATAATGAGTGCCGTTTTTCCAGTAAAAGTCTATTATATTTTCTATATGTAACTTACCTTCTAACTCTAGTGATTTTTCCAGTAGGGCATTTATTATAGTTCTATTTTTTTCATTATTTTTAAAATATTTTTTAAAAAAATCGGCATCATCGTTATCACTATATACAATCATATAAACACCATTATCTGGATTCATGGGTATAATTTTTTGCATATGACCCGGTACTACAGTGCAACTTTGAATTTTTGCTTTAAGGTGTGGTATAGAATCTTTCGAAAATTTTGCATACATGCGTAAAAATGGTTGCCCTTTAATTTGAGAATATAAACTAGGATTCGGCGATATATTATGGATTAATTTTGTTACTGCATCTATATCGGTAGCAATGACAATTTTTTCACAGTAGTATTTGATATTTTTACTATTGTTTTTTGTTGAAATTTCAAAGTAGTTATCATCTTTATATATTTTTGTAACTTCTGTATTGTTGATAATATTTTTACCTAAAGAGGTTACTATTTTGTCTACTAATTTTTTCCATGGAACATAAAATCCCAACCAGTCATTATAGTTATCATCGAAATTGTAATTGTATAAGACATCATATACATCTTCGTTTTCATAATCCGAGTATCCCGAACATAGTATAAAATGATTATATGCGTCTTTTTCTAAATTCTTTTTAGCATAATGTTTAAATATTTCGTGGTTTTTTATAACTTTATTTTTATTTTCTTTTTCATATATTTTTTTTAAATATATAAAGGTAGACTTTACCTCACATGGTGGGTGTATTGAATTAGAGTATTTATGATCGACTTCAAATACTTTGATGGGTATTTTAAAATCTTTCATTAGTTGTAATAATAATTTATCTTTATTTTTTCTTCCAATACCAGCCCCAGTTTCCACATTTGTGTTTTCAAAACGAACTTCATAGCTTCTGCCGCCAAATATTTCGTTTTTTTCTATAACCAAAAAAGACATCTCGGGGCATAATTTTTTAATACTCAATGCTGCGTATAATCCCGCCATACCAGAACCTATAATGATAATGTCATAATATGAAGACATCTGTTTTTACTTTATTATATAATATGTTTTTACTTTATTATATAATATTTTACAATATTTGTGGTATTCGCTGTATTCGCTGTGTTTAATATACTAGGCGATGGACCGGCAGTGGTCTTAATAAAATTATCCTAAAATACTCCAGCTATTTTTATTGAATGGGGAAAGAAGTATTTCTGGAACACGTTTCTTCCAATAGTCCAGTTTCTTTTGTAACTCCATATCTTTCATACTTACAGGGTATACAGGCGTATTCTTCATATTATCTTGCTCGGCGCTTGTTATAATCGGTTTAAAACCGTAACAATTTACACCAAATTTAGCATTAGGATTAGCGATTTTACCACCATTGACGCCCGGTCTTCCGCAATCATTTTCGTGTCCTTCAATTGTTTGCAACTTGTCCCATGTTTTTTGTTGTGTTGGGAAAAGAGCCATTTGTCCATCGGACCACCCATAGTTGCACCATTCTGCACCTTTGTTATAAGATTCTTCTACTTGATTATATGATGCTAGTTTTCCACCATATGCTTGACATATTGCCTTAGAATCATCATAGGTATAGTTGTTACTTGGGATATTAAATACTTCCTTTTTTATTTTTAATTGAGGAACGGTACTTTCACCGGGTGGCTGCTGAATTGTCAAATCTATTTTTGGCTTATCTGTAAAAATATCTTTTATAGATGCGGTAAAATTAACATTAAAGAAATATTGAAACCCATTTATAACAATAAGAACAATAAAAATACTCCATAGTATTACCTCCAATGTTCTTTTTCCAGCCGTTTCACCAGTACCTGAACCAGAACCGGGCGAATCTCCTACGCCGCCTCCATTACCTTTTCCTAAAGATGAAAATAAAACATAATATAAAATAGTTACAACAACAAATGCAAGTAATATAACAATACGCGTTGTTGCACTAGAAGAGTCTAGGTTTTTCTTGCCCTCCGTTGCTAGTTGACTTATATATGTTATGGGGTTTCCATCTATTCCCGTTAATGAATTATAACTTATACTCATTATTTATATTTGTTCTATATATATAATTCAACTAATTTTTTTTTTTCTGTAAAACAGACAATATGGCGTATTTCCACTAATTATATTGTCATTTACTAAAATTTCAGTTACTTGGGTATCGTTAAAATTATACCATTTCCCATTTGCGTTTTTTATCGTAGCACTATAATGCCCGCCATCGATCTGTCCGTGATGGTTACAAATAGCGTATAAATCATATATATATGTTTCTTTCGCATATCCTTCTACATACTTTGAAAAGTCGGCATTATTAATCGGAATATCAATAAACTGTTGATTCTTTTTGCTTTTTCCATTCATAGATGTTATAAATCGCTTAATATCAATTATCATTATATTTGGAAGACTCCAAAACAGCATTCTTTTATGTACATTTTGTTTTTTATTCTCCGCTTCATTAAACCACGCATTCTCTCCTTCTAATAATTCACACTCACACTGTTTTTCAAAACAATTAAATAGTGTTATATTTTTATCCGCATTTTTTATATTTGCCTCTTCTTTTGATGGGATTGGAAGATGGATTAACATATATGGTTCGGGTCGTAAACTCAAGTAGTTTAAATAATCCACATTATTACCTTCTCCTCTTCCTCCTTTACCTTTTTCAGGAACTGGCGTTAATACCGATACATGTATTCCAAAAAATACATTTAAAAACTCGGAATAGTCTTTTGTATATTGCGTCTTCATCATTTCATAGCACGCCTTGCCCATTTCGTCCTTTTTTGTTTTTATATTTCCCTTAATGTCCATAGTAACTTCCCGCGTCAACGCATTGTGAAATGAATCAAATAAAAATAATAGAAATTCGGGCAAGTCGTTCTGAGACCAACCAGTAAACAAGTCGCGATTTGTAATTTTCGCAATACGTTGTATGGTATTTATAAAACGCCCTGGCGAAATAACACAGTTTTGACTCCACATCAGTTTGCGAAGATCGTCCCACTCTACTAAAAGAACTGATTCCGGCTTATTATTCAAATGTTTTTTATATTCTCCGTCACCCTTTGATAAAAAATCATTTAGTTCATATGTATGCGAAAGACACTGTATACATGCGTTTATAAAACACGTATTTCCTAAATTTGCTAGACCGGTTATACCTTTGTCATTATATTGAATAAATCTATTTTCTTGTGGGGGATTTTGTTCTGTCATTTTAGATATTAAGTATCCGTATGTTTACTTTTACGGTGAAGTAATTAAGGTATATATTACTAAAGCAGGCAGTATTTAATATTTAAATACATTTAATATTTAAATGTATTTAATATAATCAATAATATAACAAACAAATGTCTAGAAGGAACAATAACGGTAGTGTAAATAATGAAAATAATACGAGTGGTGCATATTACGATAGTGAGCTAAGAGGATATAGTCGAAGACATTCTTACTATGATAATGCTTTTAATATGGATTTTGAGTATAGTTATCTTGATTTAATGGGTAGTTTTGGAAGATTTGTTTCGAGAACACACGAAATGTATTCAAATATGGAAACATGTATATCAACAATTATTCAATTGCAAAATGAACGAAGGAGGTTAGTTAATAGACGACGAGAACGTTCGCACAATAACCGAGACTTGATGGAACAACCGCAACAGGAGCAAGAACTGGAGCGAGCCAATGATAATGATAATGATAATGATAATGATAATGATAATGATAATGATAATGATAATGATAATGATAATGATAATGATAATGATAATGATAATGATAATGATA